CGTGGGTTGGTCTGTCAATAGGTATGTTTGAAATGCGGGTATAGCGACCATGTCCATAGGGAACACGGTTTGTTGATCACCAATGATTAGACCGGTAATAGCACCAATGCCACCACCGACGGCCGCTCCTACGGGACCGCCTACGCTGCCTATGCTTGCCCCTAGTCCCGCTAGAGCCCCGGCTGTTTCAGCCTTAGACTTAGCACGCTCTGTTCGACCTCTAGCCACCTAGACCACCTCAGAGGTCTTGTGCTTGGGTCAGTAGTTGGGTCATTTGCTTCGCGGTGATTGTAGTTGTCTCGGCAATGAGCATTACGTCGATTTCAAGAGTAGCATCAATGAATTCGGTATCGCTGTTGTTTGAGTCTACCGCCACACCGACCAATAGATCGGAAACGACAGGGTAGCCGCCGGGGTGGTAATCACGAGTAGGGAAGTCGGCTTCGTAGCCTTCTGAGACAATCATAGCGGCACTAGAATGGAATCTGCTCAAGACGTATTCTTGAATATAGAGCACGTCTGGTGAAGCGATTCCGACATCTGCGGCGGACTCGTAAGCACGAGTAGAGACAAAGAACTTCCAAGCGTTGTAGCCGTCTGATCCAACCGTTGGATCCAGGGTGCCATTGAGTACACTCCATACACCGGTATTAGTGGAGCCGCCACCGGCGTTATTGGGGTCTCTGATCTGAAGGTAAATGTCCTTCACCATTAGTCCTCGTTTCTCGACCACGTTCACGTAGTCACTCAAGTCAATTCGTCCGTACACAAGACTCAGATCCGCCGAAGCGTCAAGGGTGAATTGTAGTCGGTCTCTCAAAATTATGTCTGATTTAGCCTTAGCCATACCCCTACGGGGTACGGGTGGACTATTTCAATACTGGTGTAAAAAATACACTACACGGTTCAAATAACCCCCCCGCTTCCGGTGGAGTGTCCGTGTAAGCAAATACGGAGGGGAAACCGAGTCTGATCAGCCGCAACATGTTCTCACCGACAGCGGCTGGTCGGCTCAACCCCCATGCTGAAACGGGCATGAGGGAAGAATATGATACAACAAATAATGATGATAGCGATGATTACGCTAGTCGTGGCCGCTGCCAAGAAAAAGCAGTCCCGATGGCGACAGATGACTTTGACCGGTGGACACCCGAAGGGTGCTACTGATTGGTTGAAACCGAACACAAAGACCCAACCCCAGACGATTCAGATCGGGACGGGGGAAGCGTTCGAGAATGACGGTTGGAAGATACCAGATTTTCTAGAGAAAAAGATGTCTCAAGTGTTTCTGATCATCTTTGACCGAGACCCCCAGAAGCGGCCTCTTCTGATCCATCAGAAGTCGGCGTTGATGGCGGTCCTACTTTGGCTTCGTGAAATCTCCTCGACCGAGCATGAGGAGAACGACATCGAAAGCGTGACCACAGACGAACCGTGGGAACTTGTTTTCAAGAAGGGGAAGAAGCAATTCGACCCGTACACTATGACAGCAAACGACATCTCGGAGGGTGGAGCCTAATCGGTTTCGCCTTCCCACTTTGGGCCGTCATCCGGTGAGGGGTGGCGGCCCTTTTTTTTGTCACGAAAATCGAATCGGAAAAGTGACTGCAGTCACTCCGTCGATGGGGGTCTCCGTTTCCCCTCCGGATTGCTGAATCGGACCCGAGAAACATGCCTTCCTTGCGTTTGCTTAGAGAATATGACTGCTAGTACCAGCGATACCTACTATCGCAATACAGGTTATTCTACACTAGCGTATTTTGTAATACCCCGTAGGGGTATTGTTTTCTAAATAACTAGCATACTAGGTCCGCTTCAGCAATCCGGAGGGGAAACGGCGAACATCAACCAACGAAAGCGTGTAGATCCAAACCGAGCGAAGCCGCTAGTAAAATGACGATTGGTTTGAGCATTCGCACGTACGCTTGAAATTCAGTGATCGCTTTTTCGACAGCGTCGACACGATGTTCAAGGGCGTGGAATTCGTCAAGTCCGATCATTCTACGCCCCCTCATGTCATAATCTGAAGGGGAGCGACTCCGGCGGCAATCTGCGCAGTATCTGGGAAGATACGTATCGGGAATTCAGGCAATTCCGGACCGCTGATTACCGAGGGAAGGGCGTCGAGTCGAATCCAATCCGGAAGGTCATTACCTGCCGCAGTAGTACCGCCGAAAGCCGCATCGAAGGCGACCATTTGTTTCGATAGATCATAATTCGCCCGAAGGTCCGAAACCGTCTGAGTCTTCTCGGCGAAATTACCGTCAAGATTGTGCCACCAGTCGGCAAGGGAATCAGCCTTCAGCATACGCTCGGGTCGAATACCGCCGGCACGCCACATGGGGAAGTTGTAGCCGGCTTGAAGGATGTTCGTAGATAGCATCTCGACCCCTTGGTTGAAAAGAAGGATTAGTTGGGCTTCTTGGTATTCCTTGTAATACCCCATCGAATACTCGGTGGAATCAACGCTTCGATTGTCAATTGCCATATACACACTCATATTCGGATCCACTACAGAACCGGATTCGCCCTGATCGTTGAACAATACAAGGGTTAGATAGATGTAATCTGTATAGAAAGTAAAGGTCGGACTGGATCCAAGGAACTGATTCGGGAATTCATCAATGACGGGACCGGTGTCAGTCATGACCATTGACGACTTGAACAATATGTTTGGATCAGAAGCAGCGGGGCCTGCATTGTCAAACATCTCTGCCCATACCATATTTGTGTTCATCACAGGGTATTTGGAAACAAAGAATTGGTAGCCCGACCTAGACGCCATCGATCCGGATAATTGAGAATCGTCAAAGAAGTCGATGAAATTCACAGTATGGCGTTCCCCGGAACGTAGACTGATACGCTTCTGAAAGACCCGGAAGCCGTCATCATCTACAGCAAGGTTGTCGTCGATAGTGATGGATTCCCTGAATTCGTGTATAGGCATCACTTCTTACCCCCTGCAATTCTATGAGCAGCCTTGACGGCCGCCTTGAACCCGCCTTTCTTCCAAGTGCCGTCTTTCTTCTTATATCGGCCTTTGACACGGTTGAAGGCCGTGGAATACTTTCTTTGATACTCGGTCTTTCTTGGCTTCCGACCACGTACTCTCGGCGGACCCGGTTTCATATTGGCAATCTCTTCTGCGACCTCGGCATCCGTGGGTATAACCTGAGTCAAGACTTCCCCTTCCTTGATGTAGATCATAAACGTGGGTTGGTCTGTCAATAGGTATGTTTGAAATGCGGGTATAGCGACCATGTCCATAGGGAACACGGTTTGTTGATCACCAATGATTAGACCGGTAAT